TTGGACGCGGCAAACAAAGACCCTTGATAAACTATAAGAGCCCTTACACGGTCACTAGAGCCGCTCTGGAGAACGATATCGAAGGCGTTGCTCGAGTTCGTAGTAAAGGCGTCAATAGTAAAGTCGTTATACAGTTCTCCAGGCCAGGAATAATCTGTTACCGCACTAACGGCCAAATCCATAGGTCGCTCAGGAAATCCACCAAGAACTAATCGAGATTGATAGATTGCCCCAGCGGAAGGAAATGTTCCATTTTTATAATTTGCAAATTGACCAAGACCATAGACGGGAAACCACGTCCCGGAGGTATACGCCGTGTTGGTGTCTAGGCCAGCCGACCCTACCCAAGTAGGCGTTTTGTTAACAATGCGCACAATAGATGACGACGGGAGCCCCCGCCGCCTGGCGTTACCAAAAGCTATGTGAGAAGCTCTACCAGTAAAGTTGTTTGCTACAGGTTTTGGAAACCTAGATTGGCCACTAGTAATGTCGTTTGCTGAACCACTTCCTACGCTAGAGCCTGGGTTAATCTGAGGATTAGAACCTACCCGCGTTGGGTCAGGGTCTTCCCAATCAGCACTGTTGAATAACAAAAAACCGTACTCTTTAGTGTTGTCGTAGGCTTTAGTAAATACTTGGGAAACGACCGTAGTTGAAGTAAAATTGTTTAACTCAACGTAAGCATTACCAATGCTGAGACCTTCACCGCCATTGTGTGAAAGTTTTCTAATTCGCGTGTTAAAAACTAATGCTGGACTGCCACTACCTTCTTCGCCAAAAAGAGTAGATTGAGTGCCATCTACAGCAGCTTCAGCAGTGTTGTTGTGAACTCGATTTAACGACCCGTCAGAGGGTTTGTATTCAATGGAAGTGATTGGGTCAGCTCTGCGAATAAACCATCCATCTGTGTTAGGGGAGTTAAGAGATGTGTAAATTCTATAGATACCGTATGTATCCCGTTCGCAATTGTCTTGAATTTCCGCAGAAAGCGCAATGCTTCTGTCTACATTATTTGCATGAAATCGCGTTTTAGAATCAAAGAAACGATTGGTGTTGTAAAGTTCGGCTTCTGCCCACCATTGCCAGTAAAAAAATATAAATGTGACGACATCACCAGCTACCACATTTTGGTTTATGGTCGCTGTTTTAGTAGAGTTGTTCCATGTCAAGTTCGGGGTAGAAACCAGGCTGGTATTTACATAGGCAAAGAAATTTGTGCCTATTGTTCCTGTACTAAACCGAGCGTCAACTAGACTAAAATTGGCAGCGTTTGCAGTTACGACACCTGAGCGCTCCACGATTTTGACATGGACTGGTACAATATTTTTGCCCAGAATAATACATCTTTGCTCAGCTTCGTTAGTGGTAATAACTGTCGTTGGGCCATCTTCGTGACTTATTGGCCAAACGTTTGAAAAGGTAACTAATGACGTAATTTCGTCATTATTAGCGGATAAAATGCGAATACTGTTAGAAACTTTTGAAATTAAAAAGTTTAAGTTAGAAGTGCTGACAATGTGAGTGTAGTTTATTGAAGAAACTTCAAGCGCTTCTTCTCTTACAACTCTGGTTCCTTTACGTTTTTTAAGTTCTGCTCCCGACGTTACATCAACGTTTAACAATCGGTGAGCATCGGGGTAAGGTAAGTTTGCAACATTACCAATATTGTTTAAACCGCCAAAAGCCGTGGCCTGAATTAACTCCTCAGACCCCGTGTCTCCTGGGTGCCTAAACATTCCATCCTGCATTACGTCCTCTTCCTGTAAAGATTCTGCTTACGCCTACCCACGCCGGTCTCTCGTACCTGGTACGACTGCACCAGGCGGGTAAACTCTTGGCTTTTTACCTGCGCCAGGGTTGCGTCACCAAGATGGTCAATGGCCATTCGGTAGACCGATTGCGTTCGCAGTATCGGTAAATATTGGTCGGGAATAGGTAGTAACGCATTCTCGTTAAAAAGATTAATAGTGAGCAGAGAATACCCAATAATGCTAAAATCCGCTGCTGTTTCACCTGCCAAATCCTCACTTACTTCGAGAGTTGTGTTCCCCGTTACGGCAAACGAGTAGAGGGCACCAGAGTACAACTCCTCGATGTTTACAGGCAAGAGAGCCTTGTCTTTGTAGAACACACTCTGTATTTGTCGAAGTGGTGAAATAGTCAAAACCATCCCAACCTTGCTTAACGGTAAAATTCGCGCTTTAAGAAACGACCAGTTATTGACCAACTGGAAGTCTTCTAAAGCGTCCCGTACAGCGAGAGCAGCCTTACGTCCCACTGCATTACTCAGTGTGACCTGGGGCCGCTCTCCAACTGCCAACAGAACGTCATTCGCAAAGCGAATTAGTTCCATGATGTTAAAACAGCTCGAAGGACTCGATGACGACAGCGTGTTCCTCACGGTACACCTTGCAGTCTAGCAAGGGATACCCGGTAATTAGTGCATCGGTCTGGTACATGGCCAGGCGTGCTGGCTCAACAACGGGGGCGGCGGGCTGCCACCACTTGGCAAAGCCACGCTTAACCAGAAGTCCAGAATAGGCATTTTTGGCCAAGGAGTGAGTTACCGTCACTGAATGGTTACCGGCCCCGTTGGGGTTACCGTTGTATAAAGGGTCGGGCCACCAAGGGCTGTAGATGGTGTTGCCGCCCACGGTTTCAGCAAACCCAGGACTGGGCACCAAGAGGGGAGAAGCCCCAATAACTTCCGAGTTGAGGTCTACCCCATTCACGGTATTCTTGATGATGTTGTTGTTTACAATCACCGGAATACCATAGAGCAGGCCGACCATACCGTTTTCGGTAGGGCGGTTGCTCACGTAATCGAAGGAAGAAAACTCGGGGATAGTCAGAAGAGAGGTGTGCTGGCTGGGTGAAAAAATAAACACACAGTCCGCCAGGTTCACGTTGCGCTTTTCCATCTGCAACTTTGCTGCCAAAATAGCGGCGCGGTTGAGAGGAGCATTCAAAAACTGACCAGGGTTGTTAGGGTCAGGAATCTGAGAAGTAACAACAGAACCATACTGTTTAAGAGCGGGCCGGAGCGCTAAAATCCATCGGTCGATGTCTCGGGCCAGGGCATAGCTAGCTTCTCGAGAATACTCCGACATAGCGTCGTAGTTGCTTTGAATTTCGAGAACATCTTCAATGGCAAAAGTCACAAAGGGGCGATAATTGACCTTCATGCGAAACTCACCAGATTCGGGCTGCTGTAGCACCAGCTCATGGTTAGGTACTTTTTGCTGCACTCGAAGGCGACCAACAGTAGGAATAACAATCTCTTTACCAGACTTGTAGCTGTCTGGAACTGGGTCCAGAAATTGAGTCATAATAAAGGTTTGGTCGAGGTACCGTTTGAGTTCATCCACCCAAAGAATGGGGATAAAAGAATCGTGGGTAGCCTGGTTTAGAAATCCGCCTTGGTTCAGCAAGGAACCACTGGCAATGGGTTGAAATGACATTTTATTGGTTCCTGCAAATCAAGAAATAATTACGAGTTGCGGTCTACTAAACCGCGTGCATACGCGGCGGTAATCGCAGAGTGGTTAGCCCTACGTTCGCTCGGAGTCATTTTTGAAATCTGACTTTGAGTAAAGAGAGGAGCTTCAGCTTGGTACGCTGGAGCAGTACTCCTATTTAACCCCCCAAACTCAGCTGGTGCCTGGGATGCCTTTCGAGCTTTCAAAGCTTGGGCCAACAGAATAGCACCATCGGCGTCAGCTAACGCTTGGGCCTTAGTAGGGTTTGTCTTGGCAATGTTTTGAAGCTCTTGCTCAACTTCAACAAAGGTAGTTTCGTATTCAGCTCCCCAAGCTTCCTTAAGTCGTTGCTTCTGCAATTCAACGGTGTTTTGTGCATTCTGCTGGAGGGCCTGCTGTAAAATGGGGTCGCTCTGGATTAAAGTTTGAAAGTGCTTGCGAAACTCTTCATAGCCAATCGCGGGCTCCGCCTGTTCTAAAACCGCTGGGGCACTCGCATTTTCTGTTGTAGTTGTTGAAAAAATGTCAGTCATGGCTATTTTCTTGTAGTTCTGCTTGTAAT